TATACATGGCATTAACCATTGCAGCCTTAGTCTTAGGCACTGGAGCTTGCTTAGGGGCAGACGCATCAATTGCTTTGTCTGTCTCCGCAGCAGCTTTTACGCCGTCCGCTTTAGGATCTGCAGTAGCAGCCTCTTCAAGATTGTCCTCATTAGAAACTTCAACAGTATCATCAACGAGTTCATCTTGGAGTGTATCTTCGATGCCTATTTGATTTTCATCAGACATTTATTTACTCCTTCAGAGTTAAAGTTTTGAGAGGAAATCTTTAAAGGCTTTCATTTGCATATTTGCATTTGGAGCTCTCTTGATCTCTGTCTCGAACTGTTCAATTTCTTGCTGTTTGAATATACCATTTTCAAAGATCCATTCTACACCTTCCATTACGCCATTGACGAAAGCTTCTGGTGCAGATGGGTCTTGTACGATATCCACGGCATTCAACATGAAGTCATTATTTACGACATTCACTCCGCCTTTATTAGCAAGACTACCCATTCCACGACTTGAGACACCCACTTGAACCTCACCATCGAGCAGACCTTGTACGATCAAACCCATTGGAGTATCCAAAATAGTTGCCTTACCCACAACATTATTACCGTCCCACGAAAGTTCGGTAATCTTGTGAGATACTTTATCCAAATTAATGGTAGGTCCTTCAGGGTGATTTAATTCACCAACGGCTCTACCTTTGGAAACTTGTTCGGTTACATACTTATTAACCGCTTGTTCTAGGATTTCACGAGGATACATACGGCCATTTCTATTAGCCTTATTGGCCTGCATAAAAATACCTTCGATAACATACTTTTTACCACCGTCTTTCTTAGCTTCGGTAATAACCTGTACGTCTTCGATATGTTCCGTGATTAACTTCATTTTTATTTGTCCATCAACTTAGTAAAATCCATAATTGCTTTTTCTGCTTCTTTCTGGCTCTTAAACTCATCTAGTTTATCACCATCAATATATGCTATAAAAGCAGATCCTTTTTTAGTAATAACAGCTGGAAACTTTTTTCCTTTTCCAACTTTCATACTTTTAACTTCTTTTTCTCCCGACGAAAGTTTTAAGCCTTCGCTAAGACTCTGTCGAATCTGGCTGAATGTCTTCATCTTCAACTTCCTCTAATTCGTCTTCATCAAATTCGTCTTCGTCTTCTAATTCTTCTTCATCAGATTCAACTTCTGCATTCATTGCTTCAATCTCTTCTGGAGAGAGATGCAGTTGTTGTCCTAATTCGATCTTACGATCGTTTAAACTGTCTTGGACTTTGGCATTCATTAAATCAGTAAATGCTTGTCCTGCTTGAACCATATCCCCTTTACCTAGGGTATCAATCAATTCTTCTGTAGTCGCCATAATTTTATTCACTCCTGTTACTATTTATTATTTATAATATTTTAATTTTCTACATCTAAATCAGCATCATCATCAGGTTCTTCATTTTCATCACCTTCAGCTGCGATTTGATCATCAATCATTTTAATATCTTCTTCAGACTGCATAAGTACGTTTTTACGTAACCATTCTGCAGAGAAGTACTTACCAACATACTCATCCATTTCACGAAGAGTACCAAGACGTTCTCTTAACAACTCAGATTCTTTTAGCTCTGAGAAGTGAGTATCTTTTTGATAGTCAATATTAATAAATTGCTTCATTTCCTGCCACTCTTCTTCAGTAACAATACCCTTAAGTACTAACTGTGTTTGTAGCAAATCCATGAATAACATAGAAAAACGTTTACGAAGTCTATTAATAAACTTCTGAAATTTTAATTCATCCCTTGTTATCTCAGAAGATCGACCCAAGGAGAATTGCGCTTCTTGTTCGAGTCTGTTGACTGGGACGTTGAGAGACTTATATAGTTTCTTTTGGAAGTAGACGATATCGTCGATCTGCCCGAGGTTTTCCCCTCCTGGTAGTGTTGTAATCTCTGTGCCTCGACCACCTTCTCTACGCGGTAACCAGAAGTCCTCCAACATCGACATGTGTTTACGATCATCTTGCATTTCTCCAGTTGAAGCATTGTATACTAATTTGTTACGATACTTCGTCATAATATTTCTTAGGTATTCTTCAGCTTTACCTTTTGGCAAATTACCCACATCAATATAGAAAATACGACGTTCAGGGGCTCTTGACAAACGATAAATCACCAAGGAATCTTCAAGCATACGAAGCTGGTTAACAGTCTTCATTGCTTTATCTAAATAAGAAAGTACCCGCTTACGGCTTGGATCTAATACACCTGATGTCACATATGTAATAGCATCTTTAGAAATCTTTAATCCTTGAGATGATTTAGACATAGTGTTGTTTTGATAAAGGTAATATTCTTTTACACCTTTAATCATTTTAGTACCAGTTGTAGGATCTTTTTCTTCTTTTACTTCACGGATCTTACGAATCTTAATTGGGTCTACATTTCGTAGCTCAATAATACCAGCCTTTGGATTTTTTTCGTCGATAATCTTATGAAAATAAAGCCGGCCATCGATATACCATCTACGGAAGATATCGTGTCCTTGCCAATTCATATTTAACAGCTCGACAACTGTTTGGAATTCTTCGTTAATTAACTTTTTGATCTTATCTGACTGATCTAAGTCATCCATTTTTAAGGATACAGGTCCTGAATCATCATCGGCTACAATAGATTCATTAACAATATCTTCAATCGCAGCATCGCATTCTGGCTGCATTGCCAAGTTTCTATACTTGATAATTTGCTGTTGGTCTGTTTTAGCCTTATCACCTTCCATGTCAACGTATTGACCAAAGTGACCACCGGCATTCACAACATAACCTAGACCATCATCAGATTCAGGTGCAACAAAGGAAACCTTCTTTGCATCTTCTTTCTCTTGGTCTTTTCTTTTTATTTCAAAGCCGAATAATTCTGCCATAATATTTTCCTAACTAGTTAACTAGAGGCGATACTTGACCGCCTCTAGTACTATTTATAACACTACTAAGTAGTGGTTCCGGACTCCCAGTACTGAACTTGAAGCTCAACAGTAAACTCTTCAATCGCATTTTCAGTATCGTATGAAAGTTCGATTTGAGAGATATTAGTTGGGAATAGACCACGTAAGTCATAACGCTTGGTTGCAACACCAGCTTTATTAAGCTGCTCTACGACCATATCGGCTTGGTAATCCAATGGATTAGTCAAACCAGTATTATTGTTATGCTCATTGATACCATTCATCCAGCGTTCAAATGCATTACGCACTTCCATCTGTGAATCGTTAATAATTGTAACAGTCCAAGGTTCAAAGGTACGATCGCCTGCAATTTGCAGTTGACGTCCTCTAAATGGTACTACAATCGGTGCAACGATAGAAGCTGGAAGAGCTGCTGCTTTACACATAAACGAGGTAAGTTCTACATCGCCGTTTGCGTAACCGGGAAAGTTAATGGTTGCCTTGAAGAGGTTAGCACGTGCTCCACCACCTACAAGTTTGGATTTGAAATCATCTACGCCTAAAATTGCCATTGTCTATCCCCCTAGCCTGCAATCTCATCGAAATCAACACCGGTACGTGTGGCGATGAAGTTCAATGTGATATAGTTAATAGAACGAGCAGGTTTAATGTAAATGTCACAAACAAATTCATTGGCATCAATTACTTGACCAGTGTTGTTTGTATCATCACAGACAACTTTAAAGTCTGTAATACCCCTGCGACCTTTGACCTCCCGTAAGAACGGCTCAACTAAGTTACGGAACTGAGCCCGTGTAAACTCGTCGTTGAATTCAAAGAGTGAAAACTTGGATGCAGTTGCAACCGCTTTTTCCAACACCATGAATAGTCTACGTACATTGATTCGATCAAAAGCTGAAGGACGAGATAAGAGTGTCTTATCACCGAAAAGAACGGTACCTTCACCTGGGAAAGAAACAATAGGATTTACCCTTGCTTTGTACAATGTATCACGTTCGGCTTTCTTAGGATTAAATGATACGCGAGTTACGCCTAAAATTTGTCCACGTGTAAAACCAGCTGGTGAGAACCATGCATCTGCAACGGTGTCAGTGTTTGCCATAAGACCAGCAACATGCCCACTTGAAGGAATATCGATAAACACATCGTTATACTTATCGTATACTTTCAGTGCTGTAGAATCGAGTGTTCCATATGAACTTGATGTAAGGTAATCGGCAAATGCCACTACGTTATTAACTGCTGATGCTGATACAGACCCACCGTTTACATCGGTGATAGACTGACCTGCAGGATTGGCAGTAAAAGGTACTGGTGGTGAAATGACTGCAATACAGTCTTTTCTTGCTGTAGCAATTGCAATGAGATCATTAGCAACCGCAATACAAGGTGAGTTAGCATTGGCTAATGCGTTATCCAATGGAGGACAGATTAGCATGTTAACATCGATTGTCTCACCATCTTCAAGCAAATCAAAACCAGTTTGAATTGCGGAAGCAGTAAGTGTATTATCATCGACACCTAGTGTGAGTGAATCGGTAATCAAAGTAGAAGAACCTGTAAATGCAAAGCCACTTGCAGATGAAGATAGGTTTGTACCTGCATCTGTAAGAACGGAATCATGATCCATCCACCATACGTAGGCAGATTTAGCATTAATTACATCCTTATAGTAATTTGATTCACCATTTGAAAGTTTAGCATCTGCAGCTTGTGATACAAAAGCAAACTTTTCTAGAACTGAACCGGCTGTGCCTGTCCATGCTCCACCTTCGTCAATGACTAGAATATGGAGTTCGTCCAGAGCAGCTGTTACACCTTGACTTTCGGCGTATTGACTGGTTCCTGGAGCTGAATCGAAATTTGCTGCATTGGCATATGTAGCATAGTGGCCTGGTGCACAAATTTCTACTTTAAGTGAGTTACCCAGTGTACCTGGATATTTGGCTGCCCACGGACCAACTGAGGCCTGACCGGCAGAATAGGCTGCATCGTAATTTTCTCGACCTTTGATAAGTACTGCCGAAGCTGTACCATCCGCAATAGC